TGGAGTCAGAACCAGAAATGGAGGAGACAGTAAATGAGCCAGAACCAGAAGCTAAACCCGAAGCTGAAGCTGAGCCAGAATCAGTGGATGAGTCTACTGAAGAAGATTCTACAGAAGCTAAAGCTGATTCGAAAGAGGAGTCTGAATCGGAAGAGAGCGTTCAAGAGACTGAGGCAGATGAGGAGCAACCAGAAGATCTGGAAGAACCAGAGGATAAGAGTGAAGCCGAAGAGAAACCTGTAAAGAAACCAGAGTCTAAAAAAGAAAAAGCTGCAAAGAAAATTGTAAAGAAGATGGGTGATAAAGGTAGATATGACTCAACAAATCAGTTAAAAACATTAATTGTGATGCAAGTATTAGGAGATACAAAAACCTTTTTTGAGTCACAAAAACAGTTGAATGACCGGTTAGATTTCTTTACGGACTACATGATACCAGATGCAGAACTACAAAATAATAACATGGCTCAATGGTTTCTATTTGGTGGTAGTAATGTTAAAATGGATGAAATGATTATGCAACAATGGCAGATGGGTTTGGAATAGTAATGGCAGAAGTAGAATTACCTGGTGGAATTAAATTTAAAGGCGGCAAAATATTTGTCATACTTACAGCGTTAATGACAGCTGGTGGCGCTTTATGGGGTGGCTTTGAATTTTACAAAGATTATCTTACAATGAAAGAGCAAATACAAGAGTATGTTGCACCAGACTTATCTGGCTTTGATAAAGAGCTTGCTCTTACAAAAGAAGAAATGAATAGTAAAACAGATCTCATACAAACAGAAGTAGAGATGATCATGCAAGAAATGGAAATGATTATGTCAGAAATCAGCCTCGTGTCTGATGTTGCAAACGAATTAAAGAATGATCTACGTCAGGATAAAAAAAAAAAAAAAAAAATTGTAAACGATGTAGAGCAATTAGTTAAAGAAGATTCGAGAGAAACCAAGCAGGAGTTAAGAAGGACCACGAAGGACATGAAGGAAGACATGGCAGAATTGACGGATAAGTTGGAAAAAGCCATGACTGAGCTAGAAGAAAAGATAGAGAAAAGAATAAAACTAGCATTAGAAAACCCTTTATCACAAATGTGATGTCTAAATCACCTAATAACGAATACTTTACACCTGTTAAAAAAAGAACTAGTATAGGGCGTTCTTCTCGCAGTAGGCCGAAGAATAAAAATAAAAGAAGGCAATTTGTTAAATACAGGGGGCAAGGATGACCAAATTATGTCCAAGAGGTAAAGCCGCAGCAAAACGTAAGTTTAAGGTTTATCCTAGCGCTTATGCAAATGCTTACGCATCTAAAATATGTGCAGGTAAAATTAAAGATCCAAGCGGTAAAAAAAGAAAAGATTTTAAAGGACCTAAACCTGCAGGAAAAGCAAAAGGTGGCGAGGTAATTGATTTTAATAAAATATCTCAACAAAGAAAAGCAGTATCAAATTATAAACAGGGCGGCATAGCAAAAGGTTGTGGTGCAGTTATGGATAAAAAAAGAAAAAAAACTAAAAAAAGATGAGTCTTAAAAAGTGGTTTGAGCAAGATTGGGTTGACATTGGAGCTAAGAAAAAAGGCGGAGGTTTTAAAAAATGTGGACGATCAAAATTAAAATCAGATCGCAAAAGAAAGTATCCAAAATGTGTACCTGCTGCTAAGGCTGCAAGAATGACAGAAAGTCAAAGAAAGTCAGCTGTAAGAAGAAAAAGAAGTAAAGCTCAAGGTGTTGGGGGTAAACCCACAAATGTTAAGACGTTTGCAGCTCAAGGTGGTTTTATTACAAATCAAAGAAGAGCTGGTGCAGCGCAGAGAGGTTTTGGTTTTAAGGGTATTTTTTAATGCCTAAGAAAAAAGACCCCAAAAAAGGCACAGGAAAGAAACCAAAAGGAAGTGGAAGACGTCTCTATACTGACGAAAATCCACGTGATACTGTGGGTATTAAGTTTGCTACTCCTAATGATGCCAGAAAAACTGTGGCGAAAGTTAAAAAAATTAATAAACCTTTTGCGAGAAAAATTCAGATCTTAACAGTTGGTGAGCAAAGAGCTAAAGTTATGGGTAAAACAGAGGTAGCAAGTATTTTTAGAAAGGGAAAAGATGCAATTAGAAGAACAAATAAAAAACGACGTACGTAAATGGTCTGAGTTTTTTTTAGAAATACCAAACAAACATTTAGGAGGTTTTCCTGCGTGTCCTTTTGCTAAAAAAACTTGGAAAGATAATAAAGTACTAGTTGAAGTAAAAGAGAAAAACAAATGGTATAAAACACAACTTAATTTTTATCTAAAAAATTTAAATTTTTCTGTTCATGAAATATTAATTTTTTGTGATCCCTATTACAATTACTCTACCACTAAGTTACAAGAAATCGTAGATGATTATAATAGTTGGTATAACAAAAAAGACATTTATTTTATGGGCTTTCATCCTGCGAATCCTGCTAATGAAGAAGAGCAAGAATTTCTTGTGACCCCAACTGGTGAAATGCCTACCGTTGAATCTGATCTTATGTATTCTATGATCCTAGCACAAAAGTTCTCGCTATTACAAGAAGCTTCTGATAAACTGCACAAAGTTGGTTACTATAAGTTGTGGCCAAAGGGGTATTATCAAGACGTTGTGGTATCTCGATCAAAAACATACAAACGAATATTCGGAGGCCGAAATGGTAATGAAGAAAAAAAACATTAATAAAATGCGAGGTGGCGGACCAGTTAAAAAACGTGGCGGTGGCATGATGAAAAAAGATCCTATGGCTATGGCTATGGGTGGTAATGTTTCACCAAGAAAAGCAATGGCTATGGGCATGAAAAAAGGTGGCAAAGCCATGAAGGGTAAAAAGAAAAAAGTGATGAAGAAAAAAGGTAAGAAAAGAGGCTAATGCCAACTTACGCTTCAACAGCTAACTTTGACCTCAGTATAGATGATATAGCTGAGGAAGCATATGAACGTTGTGGTTTGCAAGTTCGTAGTGGATACGATTTGCAAACTGCAAGACGTTCTTTAAATCTTTTATTAGCTGAATGGGCTAATAGAGGATTAAATCTTTGGACAATACAATTACAAGAAAAAACAATTGCAGCGACTACAACTAGTTTAACTGGAACTAGCTTATTTGGTAGTAGTGCAAATGACAGTCAACAAATAGTAGATATCACTGATGTAGTTATCAGAGATTCTAGTAACAATGATTTTTCTGCTAATTCAATTAGCAGATCTACATATTTAAATTACGCTGTTAAAACAACCAGCGGAAGACCAACTCAATACTATTTTGAACGTACGATAAACCCAACACTATTTCTATATCCTGCAGCTGATACAACTTACACTCTACGGTATTACGCTCTTGTTCGTATGTTTGATGCGGGCGATTACACAAATAACGCTCAGATTCCTTTTCGATTTCTTCCATGTATGACTGCTGGATTAGCTTATTACATGGCTATGAAAAAAGCGCCAGATAGAATTCAATTATTAAAACAAATTTATGAAGATGAGTTTCAAAGAGCCGCTGCACAAGACGGCGAAAGAACCAGTTTATTTCTAACACCTAAAACCTACTTACCATCAGGAGCCTAAATGGGTAAGTATGCATCAGGCAAATTTGCGCAACGTATATCTGATAGATCAGGTATGGCTTTTCCATATAATGAAATGGTTAAAGAATGGAACAACTCCACTGTTCATATTTCTGAATATGAAGCAAAACATCCTCAACTAGAACCTTTACCTATTATTCAAGATCCTCAATCTCTTCAAGACGCTAGACCACAAATAGCAGATTCAAGAGTTTTTGTTGGAAAAATAGGAGTCAATACTAACCTATTTTCTAGTGTAGGAATGCAGCCAAAAACAGAGGCAAAAGAAACTAGATTGCAGAGCTCCTCTGGAAATGTTACAGTGAGCACATCATGACTGATTATTCAGATTTATTATCTAATGTAAGAGATTATACTGAAACATCTTCTGATGTATTATCAGATTCTATTATAAATCAATTTATTATATCTACTGAAGACAAGCTAAGAAGAACAGTAGATCTAAGTTACTACAGAAGATATGACACTGCTACACTTACTGTAAATAATGCTTTTTTACCGCTTCCTGCAGATTGGGAAGCAACCAGATATATTCAGTTAATAGACGGTTCTAATAATAGAACATTCTTGATACAAAAAGATATTTCGTTTATGAACGAATTTGCGCCAAATAGGACATCAACAGGAGCTGGTACTCCCAAGTATTACGCTGTTTATGATAATGATACTCATATGTTGGCGCCAACCCCGAACGCTGCATTAACTGTAGAGCTCGCATACACGTACAAGCCACCTGTCTTGTCCAGTACGACAACATCAAACTGGGTTAGTCAGAATGCTCCAAACGTGCTTTTGTATGGTTGTATTTTAGAGGCACTTGGATACTTGAAAGGTCCAGCCGATATGATACAATACTACGATAAAATGTATAATCAGTCTGTACAGGCTCTAGCCACATATGAGATGGGGCGTGACCGTAGAGACGAATTTCGAGATGGCGTTATTCGTATCCCTCTCGAGTCTAGGAACCCATAGGAGATTATTATGGCAATTACACAAGCTGTAGCTAACAGTTTCAAAGTGGAGATCCTGAAAGGCCTACACAATTTTACGGCTACGACGGGGAATGCTTTTAAACTAGCGCTATATGACAACGAAGCAACTTTAAGTAAATCAACAACTGCTTTTCAACAAACTGACGAAGTGGCTGCATCAGGCACTTATGCAGAGGGCGGAGGAGCATTAACATCAGTGACACCAACTTTATCAAGTGATACTGCTGTTTGTGATTTTTCTGATATATCATTTACAAGTGCAACAATATCTGCACAGGCTGCTGTTATTTATAACAGTTCAACTGTATCTGGTTTAACTACTAACGCAGCTGTTTGTGTTCTTGATTTTGGTGCTGTTAAAACTTCAACTTCTGGTACGTTTACAATTACGTTCCCAGCTGCTGAAGCAACTGCTGCAATATTGAGAATAGCATAGGAGATAGAAAATGGCCTCTCTTCAAGGATGGGGCCGACAGACTTGGAACTCAGGCGCATGGAATAGCTTTGCGCCTGTAAGTGCTACAGGGAATGGCCTCTCTTCATCTCCAGGATCGCTTTCACCTACAGGTGATTGTAATATTACCCTTTCGGGGATAGGCACAACTGCGTCTCTTGGGACTGCAGTAGGCACAGGTGTTGCAGAGGTAACTCCATCAGGCAATAGTATTGCCGCTTCATTAGGAACAGAAACAGTCACAGGATCTTCAGCTGTTACAGCAACAGGAATAGGTCTTCAGGCACAGCAGGGTGATGAAACAGCAACAGGTGTTGCACAATCTGGTTGGGGCCGTGGTGCAAATCAAAGCACAGGTCAAATTATCGGATGGAGTGATAACCTTTGGAACATATTAGAATCTGAGTACGCATTTACAGGTAATGCTTTAACATCGTCAGCAGGAACATCTGTAGCGACAGCAGATGTAAACATTACACCAACAGGATTAAATTTATCTTCAAATGTTGGTCAAATAGGATCAATGGCTGAGGCTGGGTCCTTAGTTGCAACTTCATCTATAGGAACTTTCTCTATTACTGGAGATTCTCAATTAACTGTTGTTGCTGCTAGTGAACCTCAAGTTGATATATCAATTGGAACAGCCTCTGTTGAAATAGGTAAAACAGCTTTCCCATCAGGTAATACACTTACTTCTTCTACAGGAACATTTACTGCAGTAGGTAACGCAGTAGTTACACCAACAGGGGTGTCAAACACAGCTTCTTTAGGAGCAGAAGCAGTCTCAACTGATGTTAATATTGTGGGTGTTGGTGGGTTTATAACTAAAACAGTAACAGTCGTAAGAAATGCTTCTGACACAGCAAATATTTATGCGATAGATGGTGTTCCACAACCTACGTTAGAACTAGCTGAGGGTAACACATATAGATTTGATCAATCTGATTATACAAATAATACACACGGTTTGCGTTTCTCAGAAACTCCAGATGGAACGCATGGAGGAGGATATGAGTATACCACAGGTGTAACAGTTTCAGGAACTGCAGGGCAAGCTGGTGCTTATACCGAAATTACAGTAGCTACTGGAGCTCCTACATTATACTATTATTGTCTAAATCATTCAGGAATGGGAGGACAGGCAAATACTCCTGCTGCTGATGCAAACAGCTTCTCAGCCACAGGACTTACAAGTTCAATTGGTCAAATAAGTTTTGTTGGTGATGTAGCTCCTACGATATCAGGTAATGCCTTAACAGCATCTTTAGGTGACGAAAGTCAATCCTCTGTTTACACATTTACTGGTGTTTCTGCCACTTCAAACATTGGAACTTTGACAGTTACTGGAACTTCGACTTTGACACTTACTGGTAATTCTGTTACAAGTTCAACTGGTACTCTACAAGGCACCTTCTGGTCAGAAGTAGACGACTCAAACAGCGATATTAGTTGGACAGAGGTTCATAAAGCTGCATAAAAGTTTTGACAAACTTTAATTTTTAACTTTATATAGGAGATATTATGGCATCGACATATTCGACAAGTTTGAGAATAGAGCTACAAGGCACTGGTGAAAATTCAGGCACTTGGGGTACTATTACAAACAATAACTTTTCTCAATCTTTAGAGTTTTCAATTGCTGGTGTTGTCGATGTAGCTTGTGGTGACAACGCTGTTACAACTTTGACTAATGCAGATGGACCACAATCTCAAGCAAACAACCAAGCTAGAAACGCACACATAAGATTAACGGGAGCACATGGAGCTGTAAGAATAGCTCAGTTCCCAGCTACACAAAAAATTTATTTAATTACAAACGCAACAACAGATTCTGGATCTTCAGGTCCTTATGCTATGACAGCAAGACTTGGTGCATCTGGTAACACTTTATCAATTGAAAATGGCGCTACTAGATTAGTCGCTACAGATGGAACAAACTGGTATGATGTTTTTGCTGGACCAGGAACAGTTACCGCTCCAGTAGATCTTAACGGTCAAACATTAACTTTAGACGCTGATGCTGATACAACTATTTCAGCAGCTTCTGATGACGTTATTACATTTAAAGTTGCTAATGCAAATCAATTAACATTATCAGATGGTGCGTTATCTCCTTCTACAACAAATGATATTGATCTGGGAACTTCATCTTTAGAGTTTAAAGACGCTTTCTTTGATGGCACAGTTCGTATGGATGCGATTGGATTTGGCACAACATCAATGGCATTACCTACTGGTGATGGTTCAGATGGTCAATTTATTAAAACTGATGGAGCAGGAACT